GAGCAGAAGGTGTAATCGATATTGCTCAAGGGATAGAAGGTAACAGATTATCCGCATCCAGAATGAGAGCAACATTTTGGCACGAGTTGACACATGCCATTCTATCTAGGATGGAGCGAAGAGATCTCAATAATGACGAATCGTTTGTAAACACGTTTTCCGCTTTTTTGTCAGGAGCCATTGATACAATGGAGGAATAGTTATGGCAATAATAGAATACATAAGAGAGGCGAGATGCCTTGATTGCAAATACTATGTTCCGGCTCCAAAGCCGTTTGCAATATCTATGTGCGGACTTAAAGATAAGCCCACTAATAGAAAGAGCCTTGTTTGCAAGGATTGGAAATATAAATACGAATAATTATGGCAAAAGCAACAATGTATAGCCAAAAAGACAAGGTTTTCAAGCAGTTCCCCATCAAGTGTGAGCCGTCAAAAGAATACTGTGAAAAGTGTCCTCTGAAAAATAATTGTGACAAAAAGGAGGTCTGAATGAAACGATACCGGATTGTGAAAGGCGAAAGCTATTGCGGCTGTATTCCTATCATGGTATATTGGGTACAGGTCCGTGTTGATAAGATGTTCACGTGCGAGTATGTGAACGTGAAAGGATTTGAATTATACAGCCGTGCCAAAGAATTATTGAACTACTTGAATAATAGATTATGAATTTGCTATATATAGACCTCTTTTGCGGAGCAGGAGGAACATCCACAGGAGTAAATACGGCTCGTCTTGGTGGCGAGGAATGTGCAAAGGTGATTGCCTGTGTAAACCACGACAAGAACGCCATTGCATCGCACGTTGCCAATCATCCGGATGCGCTGCACTTCACGGAGGACATTCGCACATTGGAGCTGTCTCCACTTATTGCACACATAAAGAGGTGTCGAGAACAATATCCAGAAGCCTTATTGGTCTTGTGGGCATCGCTCGAATGCACGAATTTCAGCAAGGCGAAAGGCGGACAGCCACGAGATGCAGATAGCCGGACACTTGCGGAACATCTGTTTCGTTACATCGAAGCAATAGACCCCGACTACATACAGATTGAAAATGTAGAGGAGTTTATGAGTTGGGGCGATGTGGACGAGGATGGCAAACCGCTTTCTATGGACAAAGGAAAAAGTTACACTCGCTGGGTGCGCAAAGTGAAATCTTATGGATACAGGTTTGACCACCGCATCCTCAACGCTGCCGATTATGGCGCATATACAAGCCGTAAACGCTTCTTCGGTATCTTTGCAAAGTCAGGACTTCCTATCGTGTTCCCGGAAGCCACGCATTGCAAAGAGGGTGCATCTCTTCTGTTCGGTGATTTGGAGAAATGGAAGCCTGTTCGGGAGGTGTTAGATTTCGAGGACGAGGGAGAAAGCATATTCGGACGCAAAAAACAACTCGTGGAAGCCACCCTTGAACGCATATATGCCGGTCTTATCAAGTTTGTTGCAGGAGGAAAGGAAGCTTTTATTGTCAAATACAACTCTGTCAATAAGAAAACAGGCAAGTATGTACCTCCGTCAATTGATGAGCCTTGTCCAACAGTGGCAACACAGAACCGTCTTGGAGTGGCAAAAGTTTCTTTCCTATCCAAACAGTTTAGCGGAGAACCATACAGCAAGAACAAATCTATTGAGGAGCCGGCAGGAGCGATAACAACAATAGACCACCACGCATTTGTGTCTGCTTATTACGGTAATGGTCATAATCGTTCTTGCGATGAACCGTCTGCAACGCTTACGGCAAAAGACAGATTGGCACTTGTGCAGCCCAATTTCATAGATATGCAGTATGGCAATGGGACTCCTATCTCGGTGGAAGAACCTGCGAATACGATTACTACAAAACCTAAGATGAACCTCGTAACGGCAAAGTCGTGGATTATGAACACATCTTTCAATAATGTGGGACGTTCATTGGATGAGCCGTCCAGAGTAACTGCTAACAGGAAAAGGCACTATCTGATGAATCCACAATACACTTCTGCAGGTGGCTCTGTTGATAAGCCTTGCTTCACGCTGATTGCTCGTATGGACAAAATGCCACCGTATCTTGTGGCTACAGAAACTGGAGAAGCTGCTATTGAGGTTTACGATACAGACACTCCTGCGACAATCAAGATAAAGGAGTTTATGGCTCTATACGGAATTATCGACATCAAGATGCGTATGTTAAAGATTCCGGAGTTGAAGAAGATTATGGGCTTCCCGGAGGACTATGTGCTTGTCGGCACGCAGGCGGAGCAAAATAAATATATCGGCAATGCAGTAGAGGTAACCGTCGCACGTTGTTGGTGCGAAGCGTTATGTGCCGAACTCAATAAACATTTCAAGAAAGTAAACAATGGACGAAAAGACATTTTTTCAGAAAGTCGAACTGATGCGAAAAGCGCAAAAGGAGTATTTCAAAACTCGCTCGCAAACTGCGCTGCGCAATGCTAAAGCGCTCGAGGACTGGCAGCGAGGAGCGACTGGGAAGCGCCGGCGGCATCCGGGGCACGCGGAGGATGACCTGCAGATGCAGTGTGTCCGCTGGTTCCGGCTCCAGTTCCCGCAGCTCTCCAGGCTCCTGCACCACTCCCCTAACGGAGGCCGCAGGGATGCGCGCGAGGGCGCGAGATTCAAGCAGATGGGGACACAACCCGGTTTTCCGGACTTAATCTTGTTGGTACCGTCAAAAGGCTACCATGCGCTCATGCTGGAATTGAAAACGCGCACAGGGCGGCAGCAGGAGTCGCAGAAGGAATACCAGAGACTCATCGAGGAACAAGGATACAAGTATCTAATCGTGAGGACTCTCGAACAATTCCAACTAGAGGTAAACACTTATCTATCCGAAGTTGAATAAAATACTTAATATTGAAACATTAAAATTTATCTATTATGCTATCTGAAACCGTACTGGAACATGTCATTGCCTATATTTTTGGGCACAAGTACTATGCTAATATTGTAAACATGATCGGGACTGCCGATTGTTCTATTTGCAGCTTTATTTTCGGTTCTCGAGAAGAAGCCGAAAGGCACAAGGAAGAACTTCAGACTAACCGAACCTACAAGTACATTGAGACGATATCATTCCGTTCAAGAAGAGTGTCTTATTAATCCACCTGGCAATATGAAACTGTTGACTTCAATTAAATGGTTCATCGAGCGCGCCGTTTGGAGATCATGTTATGTGATAGCTGACGCGAAAGACAATTCGGTGACGTTTTCGAAAGGGCTTTTCAACCGGGCCGGAATTTCAAAAATGGAGAAGGCGAAGGTTTTCACCTTCTATATTCCGGAATTCAAACAATATGCTTTCACATTCAACCCGAAACTAGGGCAAGAGACCCAGATGGCCGACATCATGTACAACAGCAAGTACAAGTGCGTAGGATTCGAATGTCTGATACCGACCATCAATAAAGTTTTCTATGACTATGGACTCCCGCCCGACATCTGCATCAAATTGAGTGTCATAGGAAAGAAGCAAAATGGAATGAAGTATTATTTGATATGTAGACCCAATGGTTATGGAACATTTAGAAATCAAAAAAAAGCTTCTGGGAGATAGCACCCGAAAGCCGGACATCACATTCTACCAAAATGGTCGGATTGATATAACATCTGCCGTAGCGGATGTTCTCGAACTGCAACCAGGAGATGTAATAGATATAGCCGAAGGAAAGTCGGACTGCCACCTGTATGTACGGCATCGCAAAGTCGAAGGCACGATAGCAAGACACGAAGGGCAATGTTATCCGAGCAAGCCTGGAAGCAGAAATTTCAGAGCATACAGCAAGAAATTATGTGATGCAGTCTTGACCATTTCCGGCGGCGACACCGCACGGATCATGGCAGGGACATGCATTGAGTCTGACAACTTGGGAAAGTCCATTATCCTTATCCTGCAACACAATTTAGATAATCCGACAAAACAATCAGAACATGAATGAGAAGAATAGAACTGAAGTCAATTTCAGATTGAAAAGAGCCCAAATCCTGTATGATGCGGACAACAACGCATACATCGAGGGCAACATGATGCCTGACGAAACAGGCAAACCGAAAGCCGCCCTTATAGACATAACCCAGGACGGAAACATTGATAGAGTAAACAGGGTGATGAACCTGGCAGTATCCGAGTGCAGGGAAATGCTGTACCCCTACAGCAAGCAGGAAATCCAAACGGAGGATTGCGACAATGAGCCAACAACGCCAGAAGAATATGTCATTACTGCCGCATTTCCGGAAGATCTATCTCAGACCACGGTAGAACTGATAGCAAACCTCCTGCACGAATATGTCACCGGCAGAGTGCTGTCCGACTGGCTTTCCATTACAAAACCAGAGAGCGCTGCAAAATGGTACTCGGAAATTGAAAGCATAAAGTTGAAGCTGAAGCAAACCATGAGCATCCGCAGAAAGAAACTACGCCGTGGAAGATCTCCGTTTTAGTCAACTCGGTTATTCACTGACAGAAAAAGCAGGACAGCACATTAATAATGGCGTGTCCTGCTTTATTGTCTTTTATCTTATCTGGTTTACTAATTTCGGTGTAAATATTACCGACATTCCGGAAAGGCTTTCATCGTCGGAAAGGGCACATTTCAATGCTATCTGAAAATACTTATATGGCGTACCGCTGAACCCTCGAAGATAATGGTCAACACTAGAATATATTGGCGTCCAATTGATCAAGTCTCTTGAACCATACAATATCTGCTGCACATGACCTCGTTTGAAATTGCCTCGCTGAATAATGGTATTGATGGTTTTCAGGACATCCGGCATATCCAGCTTGAAAGGCCTAGTCATAATGACTTGATTGTTTACGACATCATTAGGGATTCGTTTCGAGTAGTCCAGCAAATCACCATCGTATGTCAAAGCCAGAGCTTCAGGATAAGACTTCACCGCGCTACGTATATTCGACGGCATCATCGACCAAGCCTTCCCGTTTAGAGAATAGATATAAGCATATCTGACTGTCGGATTGAAGACAATGATTCTCCTGGACGTATCATCATACAGCATTCTGCACCCATGAAGGAACGATTCGAATTTCAACAATGCGTAAATATTTATTTCATCCTTTCCTATAAGGACATTCTTCCCTTTATAATCCAACAGAGAGAATGGTTTGTCATTCTTGCTGTCAATCATATCCGAAAGACATATTACTTCCGAACCGGAAATCAGCATAATTCCGCGCTCCGTAACAAACAACACCGCATTATCAATTTGCGTGATACTGTCGGCATTTATGCACACATCCCTGGACACGGGTTGTTTTGTGGAGTATGAGCCGGTGGCGGATACTTCCAACGCCCAAATGCCGTCCGTACTGAATGCGTACAAAGGGAACTGACCGAACTGGCCCTGGGACAGTGCCTTGGTTGTCGTGCTGACACCCAGGATTTCTCCAGTGCCGACAGTATTTATACCTGTAACGGGAAAGACGAACGGGTTATTAACCTCGGAAGTATAAATCTTGTTCGGAATTGAGATGGTGTCATTGGTTAATGACGGAACGTCTTTTTCCACCGTTCCATCATACCACGAACCAAAATAGTAAGTCCCATTCAAGAACTCGTGTCTGTAAAGAGGGTAGGAACGGATACTAGTTGTTTTAGCATCGATGTCGTCCTCCTTGATAAAGAGTCTTACAGCATTCGGATTTGGATAATAAAACCAAATGGGAACGCCCTGCAATCCATATCCTTCATAACCGGCAAAATTTACGACCCGAACATTTTGGGACTCCAAACTGATAGATACGTAAAATGTATATCTAATAATTTTTGAGTCATACATAAGGTATTGATTCTTGTCTATAAAACTCTCATCTGGAAATGAAAAGCTGTATTGCATAACGTATCCCCATGTCTGATTAAATAACGTTGTACTTAGGAATCCTCGATATAGAGATTTCTTCATGTCCACCAGGTTCATTCTTGAATTGTATACAAACGCTCCAGATGGAACGAGTGTATCATGACTGTCATAATCATCAGGCAAGACTTCTCGCTCAACAAGTGACTGTAAATAATCTTCGTCAACATCCACTTTATGTTCCACATAATCTCCCTCGACCATATCCTTTATTGAAATACTTTTCAAAAAATAAAAGTTGGAGCAACTAGTAATTTCCTTGTTAAAGTCTTCTTCCTTTTTTGTTGGAAGTACTACGGTTTGAGTTCCGAGCCTATGTCTTTCATCATAAAAGGCATAGTAATACATTGATGTAAACGTTCGAGGCTGATATCTTATAGGTATAGATAAGGCTGGACTATAAGCTGTTAAAGATGTCGTCTGATTCTTGAGATAGCATATACTTGAGCCCCGAAAGTATTCTCCGAAATGCTTGCATTTTCCGTTAACATCATATTTATACAAGGGTGCAGAGATGAAGATGTCCACACTGGTTATTATATCTGACCACGCACGCAGTTCAGAAAGAATTTCCTCTGGCTCAGAGACATAATATTGTAAATCATGAACAGCACCGACGACCCTAGCCTTTATTGGATCTGTCAGTCCGGATGTAATGGCAACCTGCGGAGCTACATCAGTGGCGCACATCATCAGAATCGGCGCGGACTGCATAGTCAAGGAGCCATCATATAGTCTATATGCATATCTCACAAAAAAAGGCATTATGAATCTTCCTTTGTTTGTTGACTCATCAGCAATAAACTTGTTCACCTTTGCCAAGACTTGTGCTGTCACCTGCTCTTGATCTTCTGTGGAGAATTCTTTCTCGTAGTAATCGGATATATATTGATGGCCTTTGGAAAAATTCAGAGTAAATTCATCAGTGCGAATCATCTCCGATTTAAGAGAGAATTGCAATTGCAGATCAGGAAGATGTTGTCCGAGCGACATATATTTTCCATCTTTCCAGAGATAATACATCATGCCTTCATCAGTAAGCAAGACAAGGGTATTACCAATGGAGCTTATGCTGTTCACTTCGAAACTCAGCGCGCTGTCAAATTCAACTTTTTTATATTCTCCATCGTTCTTGTCGAGATAGAAATAGCTTAAAGCCAAGCCGTCATCTTGTATTTCCGTAGCAATGTAATGTTTGAACGCACTTGTTGCATGTACGTATCTGACGACACGGTCCGGAGCACCAGTATTGAATAGCTTCTTCGGCTGCAATACCGGCTTTAGAGAACCGTTCTCCGTCCATAGATTCATCGACATCGCAAGAGTGCCATCTACGCAATCGTAGTCAGACGGAGCAGCAGTCTGTCCCGTATATGCTATTTCTTTCTCCATAATCAGATTTCGTATTAAGGTTTAACCGGGCGTTTCCGTGACATCATAGCTATAGACAGCATCTGATAATTATTGGACGCCAATTGTATATACTTTTCGGATTCATCAGGATTGACCAACGAGAACCATCCTGCAATTGCCGTATTGACGATATATTGGTGCATGGCCGTCGTCACAGCATCAATACTTGCCTCATTAAAATTCATCGGCAGATTCAGTTGAATGATGATATCCGAATCGGCCTCAAACTGATTGTCATCACCTGCCTGTTGAGAAACATCGAGATAATCTCCCAAATTCTGCCGTAGCATCGACAAAGCATTCCCGATACTACGCAGCAACTGATTACAGCTCTCCGGTTCATCACTTGCCTGAATCGCAGCTACTTGTTCCGGATTATCGCCGGAGTCTTTATTGCGTCCTATCACATAGGTTTTATTCTGAATGTCATAGATTATTTCATTCAGATACAATGTTATGGGTATCAGTTTCTTTGCCATATACTATGTATTGCTGCGGACGCCTGCTAAAGTGCGTTTTTCGCCGCCCCTCTTCCAGATGTCGTTCTCGTCATACGAATTCTCCATTTTCTTCTTCATGTCATCCTTCGGTCTGCTCCACGGCTGGAACCAAGCTATGTCACTGATTGTCCATTCCCAGTTTCCGCGAAACGATACGGCACGGTCGTCAAGATATACATCTGCGGCAATCTTGCATCCTTTAGCGGTATCGCTGCCCTTAGGCTGGTCAGGATTCTCATTGATATAGTCATAGGCAATCTTGTTGTCAGCAAGATACTTTTTCAAAGCGTCGGTCACAGGACGTGTAGTATAGATAATAATACGCCATCCCTTTTTCTTGAGGGTCTGTGTCCCAATGTCGGCATTAGCTACCATATCCCCGAACTTGTCCTCACCCTGGTATCCGTCTGAATAGTCGGCGATGACACCGTCGAAGTCGATACATATTGTCTTCTTCTTTGTCATATACATTATGATTATGATGATTATGGATTAACGGAAGGCCTTTCTGGCCTCTTCTTGAAATATATTTTCTTCTTGAATGACATCAACGCAGACGCCGCCTCTTCCGAATAAGGCGCGACTTCATCCTTTGCGGAAAACAAATACCACTTGCTCACTATGTAATTGGTGAAATAGCTGAAAAGGTCAGTAGCAGCAGCGGACATCAGTCTATCATCAAACAACTGCGAAACGGACAATGTCACTTCGAAATCCCTGTCCAATTCCATGCAATGTCCAGGGATATTCTCACTAGACTTGACAAGGAACTGTTTCAAAGCGCTATTCGCCATGCTGCATGCTTCATTCCAGAACCTTTCCAACAGCAGGCGGTCGTCATCTGTCGTAAAGATTCTGTCATACGCATTCTCGTCATTCAGTTTCTTTGCACCTGTGTAACTCGTGACCTTGGCCACTTCATTATACACGTTGAGTTTCGTTATTTTGATAGTAATCTCTTTCATGGCGATAAATATAAATATTTCCGGTACGCATTTAATGATATCTATTTATATAGAAACGGCTCTCGAAAAAGATTCTTTTCGAGAGCCTGGATATAATCTTCGCCACTTGTTACATTTTGAAGTATCGTCTTACTGAAAATACACGGTCCCTGTCTTCAAGTCGAGAGGCAGCAAGCTCTGCACACACGCGGACCTCCTGTTCTGATGTCGCATAATTCCGCAGCACTCCCCATTCATCAGACCAGATCATATTTAAGACCGCCAGAAATGCCCACTTGTTGTATTCTCCTGTCTTTTCATATTCAATGTCCAATGAGGACAATGCTCTAAAGGCAGCATCCGCATCATCCCAGTGCGCGCCACGCGAGCCGTCGAAGTTTACAAACTTGCTGGTGATCTCTTCGAATTCATCTTCCGAAAGGTAGTCGCGGAATCTCACCATATCTTCGCATTCATCTGCCAGGGCCTTAGCAGACTCCAGATCTTGGTTTTCAATCAGTTTCAATATTATAGTCCTACCGAGTTCACCGTCAATGCGGTCGCGGAGCAGGTCGATAAACCTATCCGCAGTCATATTTCTTTCCATAATTGTCAGCGTTTGAGTTATCATACTTTATTTCCGCTATTCAGCAATCGAGACAGCATATCCTTGAGTTCACCCATTGACGCTTCAATCTTACTGAAACGCTGTTCCGTTTCCTGCTTCTCGCGGTACGTCGGATTCAGTTCTGCCAGCAGCGTAGTCGATTTTTCAAGGATTTGCTTCTGTTGTTCAAGCGAGGCAATTGCCTGTTCTGCGGTCACTTTCATGGATTCGACCTCTCCTGCAAGTCCCTGCCGGTCCACGGACAAGACAAGGTTGCCTGCATAAGTAACGGAAAGGTTTTCAGGAATAACATAATTGGCTGTCTTGCCGTCCGCTACTATGGAGACATCGACAACCATCCCGGACTTGCCGGCAGCAGGATTCATTTCCATACGAGGGAAACCGACGGCAACGGCCTTGCCTTGAGTCAACGTCAGTGTCTGCTTGTCGAGGATATATACGGGATAGTTTTGTTTCAGATCTTTGAAGTACATAGCTTGAAATAATTATGAGTGGAGAGATTCTCACCCCTCCACTCTGTAATACAAATGGGACTAGGCCCCAGCTGTGGTAGCAGTCGGTTTGAGGGCTGCAATTAGTTCAGCATTCTGCTTCTGCTGCGAGAGTTCCAGACGGGCGTCATTGTACCTCTGCTGGAGGTCAGCCTGCCAGTGACTATTGAGGGTGTCAATAATGCGCTGAGTGTTGTCCTGACCAGCCCTCACGATGTCGCACTTGTCCTGCTGCATCTGGAAGCCGATGCCGGAGAAGCCACGCTCGACGCTCCTGTTCACGAAGTCAAGTCCAGTCTGAATCTTGTACTCGATATCCTTCTGGCCGAGCTGGTTCTCGTAGCCCATCCGGAGGATGTTCTGCTGTGTGTTGCAGCAGCAGTCCTTGATTGCCTGTATGACGTTGCAGTCTCCCATATTTACGGCATTTATGACGCGCTCAGCCGAGAAGCCGACCTGTCCTCCTACCTGCTCGATAGCCGAGCGGACTGCGCAGATTCCTCCCTGCAACTGGTTGAAGTCGCAGTTGAGACTTGCCGCAAGTGCGGAAATTGCATTGTCATTGCCCTTGATTGCCGACATCAGCAGGTCGCTGTTGTGGTTGTCTGCCATCTGATTTCTGAGAGAATCAATCTGACTCTGAATTTCAGTGCCCTGAAGACCTCTATTTCCGAATCCGAATCCGTTTCCCCCGAAGAGTGCGAGGAATATCAGGTACATCCAAGGATTGTTCATCCAGTTGTTGGCCCCGCCGTTCATTGCAGCCATCAACGCCATCGGATCGGTATCGCGCTTGCCGAGCATCGCGGCAGCAAGAATATCATTGTTACCCCTATCGCAACAATAGATTTTATCTACCATTTCTGACATAATATGTTGGTATTAGTGTTACCCGCCTCTTGAGCCTTCGGCGGTACTGGCACGTGTACATCGTGATGCAAACATATCAACATATTCGCTGAAATTCAGGAGGTTGTCACCGCGTTCCGTGTCTATTACTTCCGCGTTATTTCCCTGTTTATACGAGCCACTTCCGAGACAGCCTCTGGCATACCAGACGCAGACCTGCCGAGTTCGCGAGGCGCGCCTCGAACCCCGATATTGCGCTCCTTACGGCACGTGCCGACAAACCCATCCTCTCCGCAATCATTGCCGGATAGAAGCCGTTGCCGAGCAGCAGGAAGATGACGAGATAACGCGCGTCCACGACCTCCTCTTTGCGTTCTGAAGACAATATCCGGTCACTGTCGATTTCGGTCTCCGCAGAGACGTCTGCGAGCACTGAGGCAAAAATTTCTGATTTTTTCATTTCTTATTCAATTTTTATTAGTTATCTTCGCCTCAGCCAACAACGAAAGAAAAACAGACCCACACCATTCAATTACCGAGGCAATAGTGCCCCCGTATTGCTGGTGTGGGTTTTTCTTTTAGTTGGCGCTAAACAAATCTTGCTCTTGCAAGTCGGGGGCTTTTTATGCCCCTCTTTTTTTGCTTACGAAATCAATTTCGTAAGCAAACCGAGAATCGGCCTCCGGAATTTCCAGAACCCAATGGCGGCAACGGCGGCCGCGAGAATCCAGAACCCGCGAAGCCTGAAGCGCTGCCATGCATTCAATTCAGCCTCTACATAGACAGGCTTTTCGATATAGACGTACTTGTTTCGATAAACGATGCTGTCCCTCCGTTCCTTTGTATTCTTACTCGGAACCGGAAGACGACCGCGCGGTTTCGTCTTCAAAGAGTGGTGCAGGAATCCGAGATCGTCTATGCTTGCATCCGATACTGCAAGGTCATTCTCCAGATGCGAGGACGTGTCCTTCACCGCCACTGTCTCCGACTGTTTAGGAAGTTCCACGTACACCGTATCAATAGTCTCGATTATCTCCGTCCTGATTTCCACCTTGGTGCTGTCGTGTGTCTCGATACTGGTTACTGCATGTCGTGAACTGCCGCAGGATGTCACGAGCACGGCAAGTAGCGCAAATGCCACCAGTTCGGAAAGAAATGTCACTAGTTGTATTTTCATTGCCTTCTAATTTGAATCAGTCCGCAGCCTCGATACCTCCACCCGTAGCCGCCCATATTAGCACCCTTCTCATACCTTTTCTCCCGTATAGCGCCAGTTGTAGCAAATCTGTCCTCTTTGTTCGCCAGTCAGTTTGTGACTGAAATGAACGAACGTGGGGTAGAGAATCATCTGGTCGAAAGGCAGCCCCAACTTCACAGCAAGCCTTGCGAGCTTCACCGGATCACCTGCCGCCATGTCTGCCGCTTCACCTTTCACGTGCTGGCTCGTAGGCACTCCGCCCACGGCCGCATTGAGCGCCTTGCACCTGTATCCGGAGTTGACTTTCAACGGCTTCCCCCACGCATCGCGCAGCGGCTGGAGCACATTCTCCGTCAATGCCAGGATGCTGTCGCGCACCTCGAAGGAAGTGATGACATTGCAGATATGCTTTGCGTCCGCGACTTCACTTCTCTCGAATTCCCTATAGCTAAAGTCTTTTGTTATCGTTCCCATATCTTATTCTCCTTTGCCGTGCTTCGGCTCTTCCTTAATCATCTCGATAACCTTCTGCGCTTTCTCGCTGTCCACGCAAGAGATAATCTCCTGAACAGCATCCACCACTCTGCCAGCTGCGCTCTGCTTCTTTTTGGAGTTCTCAATGACGGAGCGCCCTTCAATGAGAAGTACGCCCAGCGTCGCAAGAATCGCGCAGTATGGCAGGTTGTACCATACGAACACAGCGCCCAAGATGTCAATGAGCAGGAAGAAGTACACTATCCTCAGATAGTCTATAATCTTCCTCACAGTCTTACGAAGTCCGTGGCTCATAATCTTTTCCTTGTTCGTTTTTGCCGCATCAATCCCGGTCCACATATCAATCAGCGCAGCAGCGCAAACTAGCACGCAGAGCAGGAACGCTATCATTATCCCTCGGCTCAGGCCGTCAGGGAGATTAAGTGTTGCGATTATCTCATCCATACATTTTCCTCCTTGTATTTTGGTTGTCGAGGTAACATAATTTTTTATACTTTGCCATGCCTACTTCCTAATTTTTCGGCCCATTTTTCTGTCCAAAAATGGACGTAGTTTTTACAATGGTGGAACGCTGCGTGTAATAATGAGTTCACACCTATAACCGGAAGATAAAAAGGCCCCAATATCCTTGACTGAATAACGTGTCCCCTTTCGTGTTTTACATGTTGAGGTCCATTAGTAAAAATAAACTCACCCAAAGTTAACCCGCCGGGAAATTCCTGAGCATAGTAATACTTTATCTGGGCGTTTCCGTTAAGAAAATACCTAACAGTAAACTTATACTTGGAGAGCTTTAGGTATAAAAACCCGACAAGATTCTGTAAGAGCTCCCAAATAAACAGAAACAGGAACAGAATAACCTTTAAAAACTTTCTCATAATTCCTCATTTATTTTGCTATAAACTGATTTACAAGTGTACATAAAAGTAAAGGGTATCTTATGGGTACCCTTTACTTAAATGCTACATTCAATTAAGAAAGTGTCCAAGAATCATTAGATGTGATAGTCAATGTCTTGGTCTCACCGGCTGCAATGAATGACAATGTGTCAGGAGAGAGGTCAAGAATTGAGTTAGAACCCTGCTGGTTGAATGTGATGTCCTTAGTAGCAGTCTTACCACCTTCACCCTCAGCCGAGATAGTAACAACGAAGCCTTCTCTTGGAGCAGTTGTAGGGTTGAGATTAACGGTAACCTTACCTGCATTAGCCTCAAGTGAGAAGCCTTCCTTAGTAGTCTTAACTGCATAGTCAGCAGAGAGCTGTACCTTGTTGTCTGCCGGAGTAGATTCAGTCCTTGTAGCACCTGAAGTGTAAGTAACTGTCTGCTTCATAGCAGGAACAATCTGGTAAGTCTCACCCGGAGCAGCAAGAGATACAGGAGTAGCCTGACCGATAGTTACCTCGCCATAAGTTGCAGTGTTGGCTGCCTGATATACAGTGAGTGACTTGGTTGCTGTCTTGTCACCTTCACCCTCGGCTGTCATTGTAATGACGCCTGCTTCAGTTCTTGCAGAAACTGCTGTACCCTTAGAAGCAGCCGTAATAGGGTCACCGTAAGCAATGTGAATTGGATTAAATGCAGGGTTTACGGAGCCGTCCTCATCTGAAATGGTAACCTCAGCTCCTGATGTGTATGTAATCTTCTGTGTGACAATAGCTCCTTCACCAGACCATTCAATTTCAGCTTTGTCCACAGAACCTCCTGATGCCGGAATATCAACAATTGAAGGAACTCTGCTTGAGAAGCTGACATCACCATAAGAAGCAGCATTTGCAGCCTGCTTAACAGAAACTGACTTAGGAGCAGAAGATTTGCCATTAAGAGTTACGACAAGAGTAACATTATCTACTTCAGTAATGCCCGACTCAACAGTACCCTTAGAGGATGCAGTAACTACTCCTGTATCTTTATTAGTAGAACTGCCACCCTTAAAACTGGTTACGCCAGCCGCAGGAGTATGGTCTGAAATTGAGCCACCATTAGAATCAGATTCATTCCATCCCCACTTTTGCATATAATTTAAAGTAGGACTTACACTTCCACCAGATGCCGGAATACTTGCATTGTAAGAGAATGTAATAATGATAGGAACTGCGTAGTTCTTAACACCCGCTGCCTGATTGATGGTAATTTCACCTGAAGTTACGTCAGCATTTGCATTCTTGACTGCAAACTTAGCTACACGTGCAGACTCTGACTTGTTCTCTGGAACATTTACAGTAAGAGTGAAGTCATACATTGCAGATGCACCCGGGTCTCCATCTACTGATATATCAGAATTACCATTCCAAGATTCATCAGTTACCCCTGCTACTGCAAGCTTATAAACAAGACCTGGAATAGTAGAATCTCCTACTACAATGTTAAGGTCAGCAGAGTTAGACTTACCCTGAATAGTGATATTCTGTCCTACTGCATTAGCAGAATATTCCTTTGTTTCAATAGTAATAACTTCAGCAGCACCTACCTGAGATACAGCTGTAGTATCAGTAGCTCCACCTACTGTTGTACCAGTAATAGTACCCTCTCTGTCAACTCTACCAGTGTAGGCGGCAGCAGTAATTTCACTTGAGCCATTCATGGAACCTTCTGTGGTTCCAAGAATAATCCATTTTGGTTTAGCCATAATAAATTGAATTAAATGTTTATAAAATAGTTAATAAGATTAAGCGTTTAACCCGATTAACCGCCTTGTTATGCTATATTAGTCAATAATGAAATTTCCATTAACATCAGCAGGGTTAAAAATACTGTCTCTACATCTAATGACGAATGGATAGTCACCAGAGTAAGCCTCTGAATTACAGCTTATTGTAAAGGTAAAACTTCCAGAAGCATCATTATTACCTGTAGGAGGATTCCAATCCAATGTTACATAACCATCTTCATCAGGAATATCAGACGACACGAATTCTAAAGTAGAAGGAATTATGCCTTCGTATGCTAAAGTGTAAACAGCATCTTCCTCCAGACCAACTGTTGCAGTTTTTGGAGACAACGTTAACTTTGGCTTGTCCTTATATATAGTTATATCATTAGATTCTCCTGACCATACATAATCTCCATTTAACCCCTTAACTGCAAAATTAAGACGCATTAGTCCGTGATATAGACTTTCAGCAGTGCCATTGCCATTTGCATATACATCTATATAGCTGGTAAATTTAGAATAATCAGTAATAGTGAGCCTAAATTCAAGTTTAATGCTATTATTAGTGCCATCAGTAACTAAAGGATGCACCACTAATTTAGCTCCTACGTCTCCACTATCTGTAGCATCTATATATGGCACTAGGCTGGGTTCTTCAGAATTTATAGAAGCTATTTCACAATATGCTTCCAAAGTCCCATTTGTAGGTACATTATAGACAGTTACCTGTGAACTTGTATATGTAACACCATGCTGTTTAATTGCTTCTGCAAATTGAGGAACTCCTGACCATCTGGCTGGGTCTGCCTGTTTTGTTATAGTGAATGTTCCATAAGTATGCCCTCTATACTCAACTACGCAATCTGTAGTTATTGGTATATCTACATCAAATCCTGCCTTTGTAGTACTTAACGTAGCCAAATAATTATGTGCATTTCCTACTAATCCAAATGGAGCAACATCTCCAGAATAACCAAATTTAATATCAGTAATCTCATTGCCAGATACCCAAGCCTCCTGTCCTTCATATGCTTTTATATATACCCCTTTTAGTCCAGTAGGAAGAATGTAGCTGTCATCTGAAGCAAGCCTCAAATAACCAGTAGAGGCGGTTCCTGCTGAACCCTTTGTCAAAGTTAAAGTGCCACATTTTATAGTGTCTCCATTTGTAAATTCCATGTAGGCACCGAAAGTTATTGCAGTCACTCCAAGTTGAGTAAATATAGCCCCTAAAATACTTATTTCACAAAGAATACCTTTGCCAGAAACTGCGAGATATTCAGATTTTTGAGTTATTGTTATTTCTTTAGTGACTCCCCCAGCAGTAACTACTTTTAGTAAAAAACTTCTATCACTAACTTCCGTATTTTTCTGAGCAGTTATTGAAACAGTCTTATTACCTGTACCCGAAATGGGATTAACTGTTATCCATGATGGTATTGCCATAATTATTTCCTTTCTTTAAAAGTTAAAGTCCATTTATCATTTGACTCCACAACAAGTGTTCGTACTTCCTCTTTAGGGGTATAATCCAGAGAACTTGGAGAAAGTCTGATATAAGAAGAAGAATTACTTTTTAATAGGTTTCTAAACATGCTCATTTGAAAATCCCCCAAACCGCTAAATTGTTCAAAACACTTACTACTATTACAGAGTTTGCTTCTGAAACGGGACTTTTGCCATCTTGCCATTTGATAGTAGAATCTCCGAATACTTTATGTGCATTCTCTCCTATTGTAATGTAATAAATCACCTCATTAGTAAGTGACGGATTAGAAGTTATCATGTAATCCTCTGTAAGAGCCGGAACCTCGTGGTAAGTAATTCCTCCGCCGAACAATCTCCACTTTCCAGTTACAGCATCTACTGAGTTATTGGCATCATATTTATACGTGTTCCTGTCTTCTTCACAAAAAGATATGTGTCCTGAATCCATTGAGTATTCAGGAAATGCCTTCATATCTGCCAATGTTTTGAAGGAATCCCTAACAAAATTAGGGAGTTTTCCTTCATATTTTATATTTGAACCTAATTGTAATGCCATGGTTGCCTATTTTACAAAAGTTAAACTGAAATCTGTGGCAGTATTTGGATTAGTGAACGCATACACATAATACTCAGTTCCGTCTATATCCAATGTCGATTCAAGGAGAAAATCATCATAGGGGGCGTTGAAATTTGTGTCTTTCACCGCAGTCAATTTTCCAAAAACACTTGGATACGCATAAGCCATTCTTTGATTTACAGTAGTAAACAAGAGAACAGCCGCCGCACCCGTGCATACCTCTTTCTTAAGTCCTTTTATCATATCAGCAGTAATACTGCCTACTGCTGTATCTACAGGAAGTGCCCCATAATACCTGTAATAGGTTTTCTTGAAAGTAGCCGTAGTACTTCCATTATAAGTCTTGCCCTTGTAAACTACTGCTACTCTATAAGTTGTAGTTGTAGTTACATCAGTAAATACTTTATAACCCGTTGCCGGGTCCACTGTTTCTCCATTTACACTAACTGAGTCAGGAACAAGAGTCTGTCCATTCTTCACAAGTTTCCAGGATACCATAACTCTCTGAGAGGTACCTTCATCATAAGTTCCTCCTCCAGATACAGAAAGGGTAGTAGGGAATACCTTGTCATCCAACAAAGCCAGCAGTTCTTTCATAGAAAGGATTTCTGCCGTGATTACTTTATTCTGAACAGGATTTACAGAAGTCTCACTAAGGGCATCATCTACAGTTACAGAACCTCCTCCCTGAATCTCAATATTACCCTCGCCAGTTATTTTCTGGTTATTGATAGTCTTGAAATTGTTTGTCGCAATACCTGACTTTAATTTTGACCAGATACCGTCATAAGTCAACAAAACCGCCTCATCTTCATCAACGTCTATATCTCCAAAGTTTGTGTACGTGCCTTTGCCATTTGCAATATAGAATGCCTTCCGGTCAGGTGTACCCGGATTTGTACTCGGTGTTGCCACGCCCATAAATGTGTACCCTTCTTGCAGCAGCTGTTCTATTTTGGTTATCTTCTCGTAGTCAACCGAATCCAGCCCGCCAGTTTCTCCTGTGGCAGACCACACGCCAGGTTGATCGCAACGATAAATCTGACCAGGCACAGAATCTCCAACTGTCGCCCACCAACCTACTTCCGGAAAAGGATATCGTTTTTGAAGCGACGCAAGATCATGAAATAATCCTTTATTGGGTTGCTTCACACCTCGCGCTCGAATCATGCCAGCAACAGTGAGGTCATTATTAATGACTACATCTCCCTCATGCACATCCGTTTTTCTTCCGTATGTCTCCATCGGAGTTCCCGTACCGCTCCAGATGCGATTATACTTATTCCAGCGGAACACTACGCCATTGATAGTCGCATAGTCTCCTTCGTGGCCTCCTTCCGGATGCGCCTCCCAAAGTTCCTGTAAACTATTGAAGATACCTAGATTATTTTTATCCATCATTTAATCAATTCTCTACTGGTTTGTAATAGAGCCGTTGCCTGATCTGCGGCTCCTGCACTCAATGCCGTAAGATATGCCGCATAATACACTACAGCGGGCTTCAACTTTTCGCATATTTCAATACCCTCAACATCTGCTTCGTCAGCAACAATTTTAGGGACGGGAATATATCTTGCCCTTGTAACATAGGCCTCGCTTCCGGCAGAACAGGAATAGAACTCCAGAACCAGACCTGCTGGTTGAGAAGTAATTGCAACAACCGGACGTTCCGGATTCCCACGAATTCCTGGAAATCTGCTCCGTTGCATACGATAAGCCTGACTATCCTCCAAGACGGCATCAGTTACGGCATAACTCCAATCGCTCATTTTAAAGCAGACGAGCCGCATAAAATCATCCGGCAGCAATGTCCATCCACAACCATATCCCGGCTGGCTCTCCCAAGCGAGACTGCCAGCAAAAGGCTTTCCCCCATCAAGTAGATATGAAGGCGCATCAATAGTAACCATCCGTACAGCATCGACAATCTTACTTGTGATAATTTCTTCTACAGTAAGAGTATCAATGTCCCCAACGCCCTCCAACAAAGCACTGCTATTGTTCTGATCCAAGGCAATGCGGATTTCTTTCTTTAACTTGTCAAGTGTGAAAAACATCCCAGAATACGATATTATGCATTGTAAAATTTCAATTAGATGCCCTCGAATTCAACACCTTTCTCTGCCGCAACAGTTTTAATCTCGGCGATACTCTTCATTTGCGTGCGGCTGGTTCCATATTTATCTGCCATATAATCTTTAGCATCATCAACGCAAGACACCTTCACTTTTCTGAAACTCTTCGATGCTGTGTTTGAGGTGCTCTTATTTGCAGTTTTAACTGGCTTTTCAATATAATACGGGTCAATTCTAAATAGTTTGTTGAATTTCGGATGACGTTCAAGAGCCGCCTGAATATCCTTGTCGTCACTGTAAAAAACACTTCCTCCACCTGTCAAAGGCGTGAATCTGACATGTAGAGAATTGTTTGACTCCATAGTGACATTAATGCATAACTGCGAATTTGAAATGTACTTTTTCATATCTAGTATCATTTATCTAAAAAGGGCGGGCGCATTTCCGCCCGCCCGTATTGTTAATATAAACCTATAGACTTGGACTATGCTGCATGAGCCAATCTCATTCTCGCATGAGCTTTAGCATACCTCAAGTAAAGACATGAGACCTCCTGCATAACTACAGCATTCGTGTTTCTGACTCCTGCTTTCTTCAAATCAAGAATATTTCTTGACCAAGACACATGCACCGCTTTAGTCAAATATTCCGGATCAAGGGCAAATCCGCAATCGCTCATTCCATTAGCATCGAACAGCTCGTGATGAATTGTCAGCAACTCACCGAAGTCCGTATCCCAGGATTTGAATTTTAGATTCCAAACCTCAACTGTATCTTTAAGCCTGAACTTTTCGCTCTTAATTTTTGAGAAGGCAGCGAGCATATCCGAGCCGCAGAACAGCACTTTCTTTTTGTTACCGATACCGGTTCCGACAAAAAGGTCCTTTGCGATATCCACCAGGTTATCGTCCGTAATGGTAGTTGTTTTGGTATCTTTATTATAGGTTCCGACCTCAATGTCTTTCCCTGCCATCCACCAAAGGCCACCAGTGAACCAGGTTTTCATGCCATCACTTGTTGAATGAGAAATAACGTTCTTTACACCCCAGAGGTGAGTGTTTTCCTTTGCGAGCTTCATGTCATAGATTCCGTCTTCCTCCATGTCAGAGAAACTCCAGTCAACCTCTTTCTTTGCAATCCTGTCAAAAGTAGACTGTTCAATCTGGATCATAAAATTCTGACAATACTGAACCTCGGCTGTCGGGATGTTATTAAAACGCCCAGTCTGCACTTCAAGTTCAGCACAAGCCTTGCCCATTCGAACCAGTTTAGTGCCGCTCGGAATCGCCGGGACCCAAATAGCCCTTCCGGTAGAATCTTTCAAGCCGTTAACGGCATAAACGGTAGGCATTGATGTGCTGGCGTCTTTTCCACAGACTTTGAGCTGAAGATCCGGAGTATTCTCATCACTCTTATTATAAGCCGCTCCAGTGTAATCAAACTCGCCCTTCACACCGACGACACGAATAGTGTCATCAATAGTAAACATGTTCGCATCATCAACCGGAAGAGAAACAGATTCACCAGATGTCTGTTTAGTCACTTTACCGGAAGTAGTGCATACTATAGGTCTAGTACCAACTGAATAGTATTTAACCTCGAAGCTATCAGTAGAAATTGATTTGGCATATCGGCTGATCTGATCCACCGGCGTAGCCATCGGACGAATCTTTGTAATACGCTTGTCAATTTCCTTTGAATAGAACTCAGGATCGCCATTCTCGCGGCCATCACTTTCAGTGGAGATACCTCCACTGCCATCACCAGGATTTCCTGAAGCAGTAACACCTGCATCAGGAAGTTCACTTGCTGCTGCCATCATCACACCTGACTGCGCGCCCAATGCGAAACAGAGCACAGACAGCAGCGTTGACAGGATAAATTTTCCGAACTTGTTGATTGTCTTCATATTTGATTGGTTTTAATATTGAATATATTGTTATCTATGTTGAATTCTTTTCTCTCCGCCTTTTTCCCAAATGGTTCTGGAGCCATCTCCATATCTGTCAAATGCACCAAGAGATTTTCTGTCAGACAGACCTGCACCACCACTGTTGCCGCCAAGTGACACTATACCATCACTCTTTTTAGGCTTTTTCAATTTTTCTTCAATCTTCGCGTTGCGGCCACGGATTTCTCCTTCCTCTGAGGCATTGGTTACATCTCTATCATGACTGATTGCCTTGCCGACCATCATCAGAGTCTCTGGAGAGAATATACCTCTCAACCCATCACTTACAATTGAGATCGTGGCCTGCATGATATCATCAATCTCTGCCTCCGTAAAGCCTTTAGCCTTAAGGTCTTCAATATTTTGCATTGACTGATCGAGGTTGACTTTATATTCTTCCTCATATTCTTTGTTCTTGGCGACTCTTTCAGCAAATGCCTTGTTCGCATCTGCGACCTCCTGCTGTCTTTCCGGATCGTGCAATATTTCCTCAATGTCATTCCCAAATTCCTGAATCAGGGCAATTGCCGGATCTCCACCTTTTCCCCAGTTGGACAGGAACTTTGCTGAACGAGGATCTGTCGAAAACATATCCCCAAGAGCCTTTTCATCAGCTTCATAACCGGCGATTCTCTCATCTTGTGCCTTTATCTTCTTATCGTATTCATCGTAATCACCATTAATTCGACCAAAAACGGCCTCATCATCATCAAAATTATCTTCCGGATATTTTGATTTAAGACGCTGAAGAGCTAATTCTCTTTTCGAGATAACTTTCTTATTATCAGTATTTTCCATACGTAATATATATTTTATGCTTTAGTTCTTATTGCGAAAATACATCCTCTCAAGAAAAGTCAAATGTTATCTATTTACCTGCAAGGGTAAATTTGTATAGAAACTGAGCAACAGAGACAGAATGAAACACACCGGTTCATATTTCGAATACGAAAAAGAGCGCAACTGCGACTTGATGCGTGCATTCAGAACAGTAATGGCACATCGGAACGGGCGTCCCATGAAAGATGTGTATGAAAGAATTGTAGAACTGCCTTCGAAAAGATTCTGGGTCAGTGAACTGCGAGCTGCCAAAGTCGTTTCGCTGATAATTAAAGGGAATGATTTAGACAACATGCGTCCCAACAAACGCGCAATGTTTAACGAGATTCATAAAAGAGTCATGGATTTGAAAAAGACACGCCCAAACGACTCAATTTATAGCTTAACGTTCGATGTTGTCAATTCGCAAGCACCACGATTCTATCTAACGCCTAACTCCGCTCACATGATCATATTAAAAATTAAAAATCAATGGTACGAAGCAAGAGAGTGTCTCAGGGTATAAGTCTAGTATATTCCTTACTCGCAGTCTGTCTGTGTTTTACAAATCCTGAAATAACGGCAATATCTCTGCATCCAGGAGGCGGGATAGCAAGCCGTTTTTCTTATCCATTTTTTCACACCTCATTTCTTCATGCCATGATGAATTGCTGGTGCCTCATATCCATAGTATTCATATATGACGTATCATTGATATCCTTGATAGCAGGATATGCAACTGCAATAACATATCCTGTAGGTTTATTGTCACAACTATATTCGGAGCCTCATTTTACAATTGGTTTTTCCGGTGTCTGTTACTACTTGTTGGGACGAGTTTCCTTAAATGTTAAGGAAAAAGCATATTGGCAGATTTGCATCTGCACTACAATACTGATAGGTTTCATTTTTCCACATACAATCGATGTATGGTTACACGTGTATTGTTATATGTCCGGACTAATAGGTGCATTCCTCAATAAAAAGGTTTGACATGACAAAAGAAGAAGAAAGCAGAGCCATCGCAGCAATCATAGAAGAGAACAGTAAACGCCGTTCCGGAATTGAACAGACATTCAATCCCGTTACCGGTGAAGGCTCCACATTCTTCAAATCCAGAGTAAGAATCAAGATTACTGATTTCCCTTTTTCCGAGCAATGGATTCCAAAAGAAATGAAATCAGTACCATTGATTCAAAAACTAGTCAAGGCCGGTTCCATACGGAAATTCATAACAGACTCATTGAAATCTTGTTATAGCGAAAATGAAAAGCAAAAAGTTATTGAACAAGTCGTCCGAGTAAGAATCAAATTCGATTATCCTTTTTGGGCGGCAACTCTTGCGTACATCAAGAACAAAGGTGGAGGAGAAGATACACTTTTCAGGCTTAACAATCCTCAGAGAAAGCTCATTGAGCGATTAGAGTCAATGCGGCTTGCAGGGAAACCTATCAGACTGATTCTTCTGAAAGCCAGGCAATGGGGAGGTTCTACTTGCATACAGTTGTACATGGCTTGGCTCCAACTCGTACATAAAGAAGGACTCAACTCTCTAATCGTCGCACATCAAGGGACAGCGTCTGATGAAATCCAGGACATGTTCGACAGAATGATCAGCAGATATCCAGTGAAATATCTTCACTCGATATCCGAGAATTACAGCGAAAAGGAAATCAAATTCAAATCTGTAGGAAAAAGCGGCAATATACATCGCGTCCCGCAAAGGAAATGTAAGATTAAGATCGGCACAGCAGAACGGCCTGACTCTGCGCGTGGTGGCGACTACAACCTTGTGCACTGTTCTGAAGTAGGTCTATGGAAACGCACCGATGGGAAACGGCCTCAGGATATTGTCCGTTCCGCCTGTTCCGGTGTGTTATATAGGCCATTGACAATGATAATCTACGAGTCAACGGCGAATGGCTCCGGCAATTTTTTTCACCGCGAATACGAAGCCGCAAAAACCGGCAAATCCCAATTTGACTCAATGTTCGTAGCCTGGTGGCAAATACCGCAGTACTCATTATACATATCAGATCCCAAAGAGCTTCGGGACTTCGCTGTCAAACTATGGTCCAATCGTGAAAACACTAACGTAAACTCCGACAGAGAGGTTTCCGGACAGTACCTGTGGTATCTCTGGACTATCGGGGCATCACTTGACGCAATCAACTGGTATATCATTGAACGTGCCGCACATGATTCCGACGAAGATATGGCTTCGGAATTTCCATCAGATGACATAGAAGCGTTTTCTCATTCAGGGGCGCGTGTATTCGACAGATACAAGGTAGAAAAACTACGTTGCAGTTGTAAGCCACCAAGATTCATTGGAGAAGTCTGCGCGAACGGAGATGATGGAAAAGAAGCATTTGCAAACATTCGATTCATTGATGACAAGCAAGGAAGGCTATGGATCTGGAGCAAGCCGGAAATTGACAGAAAAATCAAAATAGTAGACAGGTACTTGGTTGTAGTTGATATCGGAGGACGCGCAAAGAAATCAGACTGGTCTTGTATTGTAGTATTTGACAGGCTTTATCAAATGGAAGGCGGCAAGCCGTCAGTTGTAGCCCAATGGTATGGACATATAGATATGGACTTGCTCGCATGGAAAGCGGCTCAAATTGCAGCCTATTATGATAACGCCCTACTCGTTATTGAGAGCAACACTCTGGAGACGCACGATGCGGAACGGCAAGTTGACGGTGATCAGTCACTATATATACTCAACCTTGTCAAAGATGCCTATCCGAATCTATATGCCCGTCCACAAAGTGACGAAGATATAAGGAAACAGATGCCTCGGAAATACGGCTTTCATACTAATGTCAGCACAAAGCCGAAAATAGTATCAATACTTGTCAAGGTCATTCGGGAAGGTCTATATACAGAAAGAGACGGAAGATGTCTGGACGAATATCTCACATACGAGAAAAAACCTAACGGAGCCTGGGGTGCAATATTAGGTATGCATGACGACCTTCTTATGACACGAGGCATAGGTCTTCTTATCAGTTTCACGGAAATGGAAATTCCTAGAATTATAGAAATAGAACAGCAACCGAATCACAAGTCATCGCGTTGGAATAATCCGACAGAGGCTATAATCGCTTAATAAATCAACATTATGAACATTTTTTCAAGTTTCTATGCATGGCTGATATACCGTGAAGCAGTCAGCAGAGCCGACAGGGCTCATGCCAAGAACGGAAACCGTTATTATGTGATGCCGAATGCAAGAGGCCGCGTCAAGCTCATAGTCACAGACAGGAAAAACTTCAGGCAATTACGCATGAAGCATTACATTGACTCCAACGTCAAGATGGATGACGTGACCATGAAGTGTTTTTATTACACCCCTGACAGACGGGAGAAGAATGCAATTGACGATTTCCTGCGAGACGTAAAACTCCACATGTATTACGAGTGGTATGAAAGACGTAAAAGGAGGGACAAGAGAGAACGGACAAGAAGGCGCAACGATTTCTTCAAGCGTGTCAGTTTCAGTTCAGTAGTACGTCGCAATCCAAACGCCAAACGATAAGCGACGAACAATAAGTAAGGCAGTTTAAGTTTTCGACCTAAACTGCCTTACTTTTATGCGTTACTTCTCATTGCCTCTGCCGTAATAGCGTCATGCAAGGTATTCACCGCACCCATATTGGCACCTTGCTGAACCTGCTTTTGCATCTGAGGCGAAAGCCCTTCAGGAATATTTCCCTTGGACAATTCCTCCTTCTGTACGTTGATGTCCTGAAGAAGATTGTCTGCGAATTGGAAATCTCCATGTTCAAGAAGCTGTTCAAGACTAATTTGTCCGGACTTCCATATCTCCATGAGGAAGTCATTAGCCAACTGGCGATATACCGGTGACGTGGTGCTTTCCATAACGCTCAGGTCAAATTCAACGTCATTGAATTTATCTGGATCATAAACCACCTCAGCTCCGCTTTTGCCGGCGATGTTCACATATCTCTTGCTATCATAGAACTGTTGGATATTCTTGACATCCTTATATGCCGCATCTATCACAAAGGCGCTGAACCTTTCAAGAAGGTCCAACAATGAAGTTGTAGAATTCTGGGTCTGTTGCGCATAGAGACTGGCGCTCATCCCAGAATATCCCGGTTTGCCCTGGAGAGCACCATTTACGCCACTGATGTCTTCAAAGAACTTCAGCTGTAAATTCAGCAGCTCAGATATTCCTATATTCGTGCTATTGGCCGCAACTTGTTTCGGCAACGTCCCGGATGGGTTATTCTTGGTTTTCACCACAATCACGCCATTAAACCTATGCCATTCTTCTGCCACATCCTCAATACTCCAGTCGTCAGGCATACACTCTTCCGGAAAGATCAGCACACCTTTCGCGCTTGCACGCATAATCCAATCGTACATTGTAATAAGCCTGTTGACATATCTCTGCTGGTCAATGAAGTCAGAAACGAAGCTATGAATCTCTCCGTCAATGAAAGGGTATGCTTTGAACACGTATGGATGACTGCCGTGCTTATAAGGGGTCTCTCCCTCTTGCAGTATATCACCAAACGGCGTGAGATAGTAATAATACCAATAGTTGTCGACACACCATTCGGCGTCAATAACCGCTACATCATCTGCTGGAATTCCGTTTAACGTTCCTCTGGCAATCCTCTTGGCATTTTCTTCCAGAACAAGCTCGTGATAATCCTCTACGTCAACCATGAAGATAGTTCCTGTACTGTAATCATGGCAACGGTATCGAGGCTTGCTTTCACGACGCCAAACTTCAATAACACGACACCTGGTAATATCCTGCGGGACAAGAAAATCAATATTCGCCCTACGATAATAACCGAACTCATTACAGAATGTCGCAACATATCCTTTATTTCTGGCATGAGCAGAAGAATAAATTTCAGCAAGACGCTGGTAGTCCTGTTTAGAATGAGCAAACTGCCCTACCAGTGTGTTGAAATCAATATCATGAATCTCTCCGATGAAGCTTACGTCCCATCCTCGTATATCACGCGAATATGCATCCATAAAGAACATGTCCGGAGAAACGACACGAGTCCAACAGTCTAGACCTTTATCAGAATTCCATCCGAAGCTTTTATGATGGACGGCCAGACCGCTGATAAGGAATTCCTCAAGTGTTTCAGGATAGACCTCATTCATACGATTCCGCTGCATGTTGCATTGAAGCACCGTACTCATCGTCTCGCCTAGTTTCTGTTCATCTCGATCCCTCGCCGTGCATGTCGGTTCTTTGGATTGACTCCGGTACACACCAAGGACATTTCTTACAAGTCGTCTTATAAGATTGTTCTTCAAAGGGACTTGTCCTTCGCTTTTGATGTATTCCTCCTCCGTCATATCCTCCCCGTCAACCGTAATTATGTCTTTCCATTGGTCTCCGTAAGTATATCGTTTGCACCTTTCTCTATCCTTACGGAAACGAGCCATGTTATCATAATGCTGCTGCGCTTCCAGAACAATATCGAAAGCACGCTTGCTGTCGCCAAAACTTTTAGAGAAGGCGACAGTATCCATTTCATTTTCTTTCCGCGGTTTTACGCGGCTCATCCGTCTAATACTTTCTTCAGACATGGTAATATAGCATTGGTTACACGAGCAGTCCGCTCATCAGCAAAAATACTTGTTAATGAGCGAACTGAACGTATATCAATTTATCTACTAATCTTCTTTCAGTTCCTCCAACATCTGCTGTTTCAATTCCCGAAGCATCTCCTGCAAGTATTCCGCATCCATCACATCCCCATTGAGTTCTTCCGTTTTCTTCAGTGCCGTCCTCAATTTCGCGATAGACGATGCATATCCTTTCATCTTCAAATACTTCTTGAATTCAGGAGTATTCATGAAATCAGATAGTTTATCAGCATATTCCATCGAGCCCATCCTTGCCTTTCTCTTATATCCCGAAATCGTATGTTCTGTTTCTCGGAATTCTTCCATTGCTTTAACATACTCACGATTCAATTGACTGCCGGCGACTCTCTCATCGTCTGATTCTTGAACAAACGTGCTTACGATAGGCACATTACGGATATCGCGCATTTCCGGATTCCATATCATCGAAATAGTTTTGGCCGTCTTGTTAATGGTCTTTCCGACACCGCCCAGATAACTCTCAAACAAATGTTCAATGACGGCAGGATTGTTAACAGGATCAATCCATCCTCTCTTGACATCGTCTCCTCCGGTTACTTCATTCAGCCATTTAGATGCATTGATAAGCATTGAACTCGTCCCCTTGTATGCCTTCGTCCAGGCTGGATCCAAACGATTATAGTCATTGCGTCTATAAATTGGTTTTCCAAAGTAATCAGAGTTTGCTACCAATTGCGCAAACGGCTGAGCGACAGTCGGAGTCAAACTTACGGCAAGATTATTTCCATTGCCCATAAAATCAACAGGGAGAAGATCCATAAAGCTACCGCCTACACTCCTTAATCCTTCGAGGACATCTTCTTTTCCCATCAACACGGACATTGCCACCTCTCCAAGAGCGTAGAACGGACGTAATTCTTGGGATATCGGTATAATCAGGAACTTATTGTCACTCCATGGTACATAGAAAACAAAATTATTTCTACGAACCCACTCAGGCAAATCCCAATAGGCATCGTCATCACCACCGAATGCCGATATAATAGCTTGTGCCAGAAGTGGAGCAAGAAATCCTGCGGCAGAGAAAGTACTAAGAGCCACGGCAGATTTAACCGGATGCTCGTAGAAAATCTTTCCTGCGTTTGCAAGAGCCTGTATAGCCGCATTAAAGAAGATATATGCAAAGTTCATAACTCGTGCACCAAAACCGCCACTACCTTTTCTATTGAAGTTTACCGTAATCTCTTTAGCATCACTGATACTCCTCTCCACACTACGTCCCATCTGTCGAGATGTCATGTACACCGAAAACCTTGTCGCATCCTCGGCACACCTATTCATGAACTCAACACCATCCCAGATTCCGTTCCACACTTTTGAAGAAACTTTCATCACTTGTCCTTGCTTCATCTCTTTCGCAAACCTGTTAAGGTCTCGCTTGAAATCATCGACGGTATTGAGTTGTGTGAAACCTGTTTCTCCGCCATTGCGTATGAACTCTCCGAAATATCTGTCAATATCTTTGGAGTCATCAAGTCTACCTGTCTCGAATCTGTGCACCAGGCCGATCAATTGCCCTTTCGCCAATGCCCTGGCAATATTCTTCGTATATAGAGCAGTATATTTTGAATTTTCTTTTGCAAACACAGCAGTACCCGCAAATATCACATCACGACTGAGGTTTGAAATAATGAAGGCTGGATTTTGGGAAGTGAACATCCTGGCCATAAAGTTCTTAATAACACGAGCCTTACGGATAAGCCAGCTGTCCACAGCATCAGGATTGGTCATGCCATTGACAGCCTGAGCAGCGCGCGGATTTCCATTGAGATATATGCAATACTCTATGCCGCCGCGCTTAACTTTGACGACATGTTCTTGTCCCTCATAAGACGTAATGTGTTTACCGGTATCGAGTTTTCCACGAGACATGCGAGCCGTTCCATTCTTTTCCGCAGCCTTCATGTCAGTCTCAAACTGAGAAACTATATCAGCAACTTCTTCTGGTGTCGCGTCTACAGGTATGACAGGATTCCTCGTAATCCATTCGCCAGTTACCGGGTCCTGGACCTCCCACTGACGATTCACAGTGAGCAAACCTGTCTTATGGTTCAACGCAAGATTCAACAGTTTCTGCTTCATCATATTTCTGTTACCTTGAATGATTGCGCTCTGTCCCATATATGCGATAGTTGCTATCGGATCATCGGAAATGGTGGTTCTTCCGGTAGCCGCCTTCACTATGGATGACGTATTCGGTCTCGCATCGCTCAGATAGTCGTACACCGCCGAAGCCGTATTCTCGCTCCATCCCCGCAACGGGATATAGTATCTGAACATGGAACGGACCATCTCATAGTTGTCCTTCGTGAGCATTCCCGTTATATATGACGTCCGTAGGGTGTCCTTCGTAGCATCATTTATCTTTTCCCACAGGACATCCGTATCATGGTCCATTTCGAACTTCCGGACGATATCCTCAGCGCGCGAGGTGATCTCGTCGATTCTAGGCGCAACGGTGTCAGTCTCCCTTCTGGTGAGTTCTGTAAGACCTGAGTAGTCCCGTCTGACTGATCCGTCCCAGACGCCTCCATCTTTCTCGACATCCCTCTTTGAGAAGACCTCGTTTCGCTCGAGTCCGTGTTTCGCCATGAGGTAGCGGACAATGTCTCCATATTCCGCTCCCTCTTTCTGGAGGTCACGGATAGCGTCCTTTATAGGATTGAAGAACCTGTTCAGATAAATGTCAGTCTGGGCCTTGTTCTTTGAACTCATTGAGTTTTCCGCCAGGTATGCGTTCTCGAAGTCTTCCACAGGCTTCCCGGTTTCTTCCGCAACCGCATCCTGCAAGTATTTCAGAGACTGCATACTGTCCACATAGGCCTCCTTCAGACGGCGCATAAGATTTGCGGTATCAGTCTTTTGCCCTTTCCTGTCCACTATGCGAGTCTTCTCTTCGTAGATATCACGTGCCAAGCTTTTACGTCTTCCATTACTAGAATTCCGGAAGCGGAGTCTTGAGGATTCTTCGGGGACCTCATTCCTGAAGTTTCCGACCTTCATTGACTGTTGCATGGATATATCTTCGGCTTTGGCAAGAATGCCGCGCGAGGTCCGCATTTGATATGTCCGCCACAGCATATAGCGCAGTTCATTGTCCCCGATATTGACGCCCAGGGCAATCTTTGCCCTGCTCAACATATCGCGGAAGAAGTCTTTTATCTTCTCAAACAATGTACGATTCTCACGCCCGGCAAAACCATTCTCCGCCAAGCCTGCAATATACTCTTCTGTTGCAAGTCTGAAATCCCAATGACTCCGCCTGGCGAGATTGACAATCTCTCTTCTGGTGTTTACTGACGCAGCCGCATACACCTTGTCCAGGAAGTCATCGAATCTGTCATCGCCCACGAGTTCACGCAAGCCCTTGTGTCCCACAGCCTCGTGCAGGATTGTAGCCTGGACATCTTCAATGCCGGTTGCATTCGGAAGGACGACGACGATTTCTCCGGTTCCGGTATTGAACCAGCCCTTGGATTTCCTTTGGTTCTCCTGAACCTTCTTGTTCTGGTTCTCAATCTCATTAACATCCCGTACGAGTCGCACCTTCTCACCGAGGCTTTCCGCCAGTTTAATTGCGGCTGCTTCGACATCCTGAGAAGTGCGGCTGCCATTTCCAGTCTCATCGTGTTTATATCTGATGTCAGGATTCCCATTCTCAAACCTTCTGCTCAATGGAATTACCTGTCCGTTGTCATCATATACAACTGGTTCGGCCGAATAAATCTGGTCGGCACTCACCGGTATGTAGTCAGTGACTGAACCATCGTAATTGCCTACGCCGTCAGCCTCAATTCCGTCTCCATACTCATCAACATTCGTGATTATTGCACCGTCGTATCTTCCGTTGCTATCCTTCACACGTCTCGCAAATGTCCTGGTAGAGACATCGTTTCCCTCAGCATCCCTCGCGAAGTCCGAGTTCTGTCCTCTGAAGTCCTGTTCCAAAGGGCTCTCGATATCAAGGAATACTTTATAGACATAACCGTCTGTTCCGGCATAGTATTCAGCGAAGCCCTCATCGTCCGTAAAATGCCCCTCACGAATTGAATTGTACGGGAACTGCCTTCCGTCTTCAGACACGGCCACGCCATGATATACGACGTTCTTTACCTTACTACCTGGGAATGCTTTCCTGAATGCAGCTTCCACCATTCTGCCGGCCTTGCGCATGTCTCCGGATTCAATTGCGGACATATATTCGGCGTCCATCTGTCCAGAATCTCTGTATCGGATATCCTCCTGCCCGACGTCAAACGTTCCGACATTGTCAGTTGCGGACTTGATCTGATTCGGCTCAAATGCTACGTACTGATTAGCAGCGCCTTTCTGTCCGCTTTCAACTATACCTGTAAAGACTACGCCATCACGCCCCATCCGCTTTGCATTCTGAAGGACCGGGGTCATTGGAAACACGCCTTCTCCATTATGGAAATAATCTCGTTCGACTTCATCGACTAACGGTGATTCTATATTCAGGAACACTTGCTCATTGTTCCCGAACTCTATACCGATTGAGGACAACTCTTCCTCGACCTCTTCCATGTCGCTGAAATAACCTCCCTCAATCTTACTTTCAATTGAATCCTGAATATATTCCCTCTTAGCTTCCTCCTCAGAGACACCATCAAGAAGGAATCCGCGAATTTCAAGATAGTCTCTATCGTTAGGGGAGTCTGTCTCATCCGCGTAGTCCAAATAGTCAGGGCTGTCATTCCTATACACCTCATACGCATCATTCAACTCATTTTCGGACATATTCAGAAGCCTGTCCTTCACCAGTTGTTCCACATCGCTTACAGGAAGGCTTTCAAGAGAATATCTGGAGAACAGTTCCGCAAGCTCCTTATTGTCGGTAAAGAAGAAGCCTTCTTTCGCCGAATCGGCACCTGTAGACTGTCCCAATTTAGTCTTGTCGAACCTGAAGAACCTAAAAGGCGAGCCATGATACACCACCTTAGGCTCTCCATTCTCATCCACAATCTTGGACGAATTTGTTTTGGCAGTTGAAGGAGATTCCTCCGCGGCCTTCTCCCAGTCGCCAAACCACCTTTTGAATGCACGAGTACGGACTTGGGCCCACTGTCGTTCATTAAGGTTTGTCGGCTTTCCGTTAGGCGCCTTCATATACGTGCCGTTTTCTTTAGCCTCCCGTACAATCCTATCTGTCTCCGACTCCATACGCTTGTCCTTGGCATTTCCTGCCAAAGCCCCGTTACCATAGACTTTAGAATAATACTTCCCGTCATATTGTCCCCCCACTATATGTCCGGTATTATCGGTTTGCACGAATGGCACTCCCAGCTTTTCCAGTTCCGCTCTCAGGCTTGGAGTCACGACATTAGATGGCATGGTTATGGTTCTACCCTTGAACATGTCATTGACTATAACGTTTGCAACTTCACTATCCGGAACTATGCGTATCGGCTTGTCCCATCTGGAAAGAATCACTTTGCGCTTGCCCGTCAGCTGTCCCTGAACGATACCAGCTTTCCACTCCATCTCGCCAACAGAATCTTTAGCCTTATCCGCCTTATATCCGCTACTCAATTCGCTCTTTGGGATTTCGACCTCTACAGTCACAATGTTCGGACGACTTTGGGCTTCGCTGAACTGGTCATTCAATGGCGTTCTAGATGTATGGATATACGGGTTGTATGCAGCTTTAAGGCCCTTGCCGTTCCCTTTATTGAGATTGAAACGTCTATTCTTATCAATAAGTTCAGGGTGTTCATCTGCCTGTTCCCATTTACCCAATTCTATCGGCCGCACGAACTCTCCATTTATCTTCGAGGCCATAGGCGGATACAGTTTTCCGTCTATAAGTTGCATCGCGCGATATACCTTCACTTTCGCTCCCTTGTCAAGTTCCTCAATCAGTTTCGGATCTTTGACTATCGAGAAACGGATATACGGATCACTTTCCGCCTGGCTAGCAAGTGGATTTACGCCCTTTGCCAAGTCAGAAAGCACCATGTTCTGGATATCGTCCACTGATACCCTTGAAGCCTCTTCCTTCGTCCATGGAGCAAATGAATCCCTTACCCAAGTCCAGAACTTTTTCAGCCAGTCCTTGAAGTCCTCGATGAGCGAGATCCTGTTTGCCGTACCGATGATGTCGCCACGCACCATCGCCTTTTTGGCCAGCTCTGTAAGTTTGTCTGCGCCTCTGTCACCGACAAGACGGGAAAGACATTCACTCGCTATCGCATCGTCTCCAGAAAGCTCCGCATAATTCGGATCCGTTTTGACTTCCTCCCATATAGGCAGCTGCTTCATCAGTTCAACGCCTCTTTTGTAAAGTTCCGGGTTTGCGTCTTTCAATGCGGAGAACCACAAGTGGGTGTATTCGTGGATTGGAGTGTTCGGATTCAGACGCTCTCGATTGAGATAAATCTTTCCTCCCACCGTCGCGCCATATACCGTTCCGTCAGGCTCACGCAGGAATTCGACAGATTCTTTAGCATTGACTTCCTCGCGCTGTGCAAGACCAGTGGTGTCCTTGTATTCTCCACTATAGAGAGACTGCTTGATAGACTTCAAAATCTCCACAAGCGGCTTGCCCTCCGCTTTGTTCAGCGCCTTGTCAGGATAGAAGAACTCGACGATGTGAGCATCTCCATCATTCGTCATGCCCTCATTTGGCTTTCTGGAGATCACGATGCTGATGCCGTTGGATTCCCCGGCGTTGTCGAAGTTAGATACGGTAGCATTATGATTGCTTACACGTATAGTGACTACCTGCCCGTTCTTTGTTTCGAATGTCTCATACTGGCTACTCTTGTCTTTATCTGAAGAACCTAGTGCTGAAGCCAGGTCACCCAAGAAAGTCTTGGTCCCCTTATCTCCAACATTCTGATAATCAGCTATTGCTTTGTCAAGATTATTGAGTATATTTGCCCCGTCAATGCTTGATATGACAGTGCCTTTGAAAGAAGATTCGTCTTCCGGTAGCGCGGTATCAAGCATTGTTGCATTTATAGCCATCTCCCTCATCGCCTGATCCGACAGCAACTCCACAGGGATTCCAGCATTTGACAGCATCTGAGATACGGCTTCATACGCAAGTCGGTTCTCCGGCGAATTGTCAGAGAGAATTTTGTCAACCATCTGGAACAACGCAACATTTCCTGTCGTTTCATCGGTACGTTCCTGCACCTCTCCAAAGATATTACGGACATCCTTTCCGAGAATCTCCAGTTCCGCACGTGTCGGATACGAGAACCCTTTCAATGCCATCGGCGTTTTCCTAAACTCTTCGAATGTCATCATCTCGCCTTCAGGCTTTAGCTTCTGGATAGCTTTATAGAAGACATATCCCATTCTTGCATAACTGTCTTCCGCATCATAACGGCCTGCAAGAAAGTTGTTGAGTTCTCCGCGTTTAGCCATCTCATCTGCAATCCATTCTGCAAATAAACGGGCTGTTTCCTCTTCTCGTGTTCCCCAATAACTTGAGCCTTTATCCATTGACCTCGTATGATAATCAGACTTTTCAACGTCATCGACAAGATCATTGAAAGCCTTTCTCATCTCTTCGCGCATAGGAAGTCTCTTGTCGGAAGTGACATAGCCCAGTTTTACATTTGCGGCGCGACTGAAATAGTTGTCCAGGGCATGCCACCATTCGTGTGCAAGTGAGCCTGCCCCTCTTGTCTTGGTAAGGTTGATGACCACTTCGCCCGGCTCATAGTGGGCGGACGCAGCGCCACTTCCTCTCGAACCGAAGGCAACGCCAAGCTCTCCATTCAAGCTCATGGCTTTAGGAGATACACCAATGATCTTAGACATGTCCATGAAAGAATCGTAGGCATTGTTCAGCGCAGCCTGTCTGTCTGCCTGATTTGCCCAGTTTCCGAACTGGACACCTCTAAATCCGAATTTGTTGGCAAACTCCTCGGCGGTGACATCCTTCCCGTTCCTGTAGTCTTCGCCATTGCGGGTCTCATTGTCTCCGGAGAAGTACACGAAGTTGCTTCTCTGGCGCACAACGTCCTTTACGAGGCTCTCCCACCTTTCCTTGTTCGCATCTATCTGCTTCTGGGCTTCCTCGCGACTGTTCAGACGCTCGGCAAGGAAGAACGGCATTGTATTGAACGCTGTCTTCTTCGGCCCATACTTGTCATCCAGTGCAACACCATAATACCAATGATACTTTCCATCGGAGCCCTTGTCGTAATAGTGGGTTATGTGGAAATATGACTTCTCCACACTTTCACCACTCTTCTTGGTCGCTGCCGCAATCGCTTCGTTTGCAAGGCGGTTCAATTCCTCATGCTCTGCTTCCGGAGCAGCAATAGCATCCTCTTTAGAGCTATACTCCTTCTCCAAAGGAATAAACTCTCTTGTGATAGGATGTGCAAAGCTAATTTGGTATTTCTCATATCCGACTGTTTCCCTCTTCTCCAGCGGCTCGGAACATTCAAGCCCCTTGGCCTTCAATTCCTCAATTCGTTTAAGGGCAGCTTCTCTCGTAGGGAATATTTCATCCACGGCAAATCGATTACCCCTCGTTATTGCCGTGGTGAGGTTCTTTGCCGCAAGAACCCGATATCCTGTTGTCTCCACCTTCGGATTGATTCCTCTAATTTTGAAGTTCTCAATAGGATGGTCTGCCGTTTCATCGGCATTTGCAACTTTAATAAGGTAAACCAGTTCATCCACGACATCCTCGAATGACTTCAGACTGCGGGAAGGATAAATCCAGTCTTCTCCATTGACACCACGCAGGCTGTAAGAGTCAAACGTGCTGCTGCATACGATTCTACCTACCGGAATCTTTGTATTCTGACCGGCCGGATAGCCGAGCCTGTCAAAGACCTCGTTATACAACGCAATGAGGTTGAGAGGATAACTTGTGCCGTTAAACTCCCTGTGATTCAATTCTCCAATCCTCTGCTGCTGGGCTTTCGCTTCAGCGACGCCTACATATTTGTCAGCAACAGCCGCCTCTATTACCTTGTCTCTTACACGCTCGTCAGCATCGAATAGTTCCTGGAGTATCTTTATGCCCGTATAAGCCTTTTCGGCCCATTTCTCCACGTTTGTCTTCTCGCCCCAACGCTGTCTCCTTCTTTCGTCCTTTGTCCCTGCCACAGGCTTTTTCGTGGAAAGGAATGCCGCAATGGCTGCCTGGGCGAATCGTGCGTCCTTGTCGCGAAGAGCGCCTTCTTCAACCGCCTTACGGAGATTCGGCTTTTTGAAGGCTTTTGAGAATGGCAGGGATATCAGGCTTTCAAGCGAAGTGTTTTGAACTGACTTGGCAAGGTCACGCAGCATATCCTTTCGAGCACCAGAAATCTGTTCACCATAGTCCTCAATCTTCCCTGATTTATTGTTCTTTATCTCCGAAGTTGTTGAAGATCCTTTTTGTTTTGCCTGTTCTGATTTTTCCCTATCATACTCTTCCGACTGCTTCATATAGCCCTGAAGGTCACCGGTTTCCTCTTTTCTTATAGGATTGATATCGACCTTAATCCCATTAATCGAAAGCGCATCCTCTTCACCGTTAAGCGCATTGAACATGTCGTCTTCCCTGATATCTCCACGATACTCGACTACAACATCCAGATCCGAGTCTGGTCTAGCGTCATGACGATTCCTGGAGCCATGGATATCCAAGCCGATTATTTCTGCGTGAATATCGTTGTCTCTCATCACATCGTTGATATGATCTGCCACAATGCCTTTAATCTCATCACGCGAATAGCCTTCAATCCCCTGAACAGGTTTCTCCTTCTGAGGCTTAGCAGCTTTCACGCTTGCATATTCAGAAAACGGCTTTGTCTTTCGCGTGGAAGAGTCAATCCATTTCTTGAACTCTTCCTTGGTCACCTCAGTAATCTTGCCGAGACCCTTCCAGCCCTTTTCGTAATTCGAAAGATAAGCGTCCCTGGCCTCCTGCTCAGAAGAGAAACCATACATCACCTTGGACTCGTCAAATTTTCCGGTTTTTGGGTCTACCTGGTCGATTACGTATACGTTACCATGTTCAGGATCATCTGAGAGGAATATATCAATGTGGTCGTTATCCACGGCCTTCGTGCCACGGATATAACCATAGTCATTGTGCATTTCTGATTGCCATTCCTTGCCGTCAGCATCTCTTCCTTTGCGTATACTTCCCTTAGGATTCTCGATGGTGACATCCATTCCGTCAATCTTGACATGCCCCATGCGATAGTTGCCCGCTTCTTTCTGAGCATCGCTTGGGTTTGTATTGACCTTGCTTCCTTCCTCTGCGATTTTTTCTCTTACTTCACCGCTTCCGCTTTCGTTTTCAGTTCCTCCTGTATTATCGGCAGGTTGCTCTCCACCCTCAACTCGTTCTCCTGCTGCAGGAGTTCCTGTGCTTCCTTGTTCCCTTTCTTGGCTTGCTGTACTATCGCCAGCCAATACATTGCTTCGCTGCTGTCCATCATATTCAAAATTTAATGTTTCTAAAATAGCCTGTGCGAGTGTTCTCGGAGTGTTGTCCGGCTTCTCGAACAGGGTTTCTTCCTGGGTGCCTTGGATGAGGTCATACAGGTGGTTGAATGTAGATTGTATCAGGCTTTGACTTTCGCCTTTATACATTGTCGCCAAATGTAGTGCAAAATTACTGAATTTCTCGGCAGGCAGATAGCTTTCTCCGGTAACATCGTCCATTGCATACTGCATTTTCCACGATTCAACGGCTAAACGAGCTTCTTTCCAATTCTTGGCGTTGGCAAAGTCTTCGCCCTGCGACAATGCGTTGTACGCTCTGATAGAATTCTGAATTTCCTTTACCATTCGCTCTGTGTTCGGACTTTCATTGTCTCTGAATGCGGTGGCAAGGATAGCACGCTGAGCTTTGGCCGGCATAGCATTGAACATTTCTTCAAGACGGATGTTGCCACCTGTGAATATGCTCTGATACATTATGCCTTTCAAATCGTTCTTCGCTTCAGCTGTGATACCTCCCTTACTGTCAAATGCGCTCTTGTACTGCGTAGGAGTGATGAAACCACGCCTGTTCATCCACGCCAATACTTCATCGCCATTCCTGTCCACAAGTCCTGCAAAAGAGGTCTCATCATCAGAAGAAGCGAGAAGCATATCGGCGAATGTGCGCATATCGGCTCCCATTTTCTGCACGGCATTCTTCGGCTTGATACGCTCTGTGCCTCCGCTTTCGGTGTCCTGCGCAACAAACTGACCGAGGGTAATGGCGTCTGCGTCGTCCACATCAAGCATATTGACGAGTACCGGATGATTCATCGCTGAAATCTCATCGGCATTCAGACCGAAGTCCGCAGCGTGGTCCATAAGGTACTGCTTGTAAATGGCAGACTGCTCTTTATCGCCCTCCCATATCAAACGGAGCGCATCACTACGGTTGTTGCCCTGTATGACTTCGCCACGGACATTTGTGGTAGGCGCACCGGTATATGCCGTAATTGAGGATGTGATTTCTTCGGGACGGATGTTCCTGGCAATCTTACGGGCAGACAATACACTCGCATCGTCAGTCCTCTCTTTCGGCTGCGATTCATCAATGAAGTGTGCAGGATTTCTCGTGCCTTGGATGTGGCTCGGCTGCAAGGTCTCCGCTTCAATGACAGCGACACGACCGGGAACAATGACATCATCGCTGAATTTCACGGCTATATCGTTGCCCTGCAGGTGTGGTATAGGTTCTTGTCTATCCACCTTATGACCGCTTACTCTCCTGTAACCTCTTGCTCGTGCGTCCTGCGGTGTATCATCGGAAATGTCCGGCACACCGTTCAAGGCTTCACGCTTGATGCGCTCTGCTTCCTCGCGCTCTGCACGGAGTTTTTCTTCCTCTGCCTTGCGTATGGCTGCCTGTTCCTCTGCGATCCGTCTCTTTTCGGACTCCTCTGCATCTTTCCTGCGCCTAGCGGTCTGAGCAATCTGCTTCCACACGGCAAGATTAGCCTTTGCTTCTTCAATGGCTGCCTTACGCTCTTTCTCAGATGCAATCTTCTCCGCAATGGTCGCCCCTCCTTTGGATTTGGCTTTCTCTACCTTTTTCAACGCTGTTTCCTTGTCGGCAACCATTCCGTCCGTTACGGTCTGCGCCATTGCTTCATCGCCATCTGTCTGTTCAACTATGGCATCCCAAGCGAGCTCTGGAGTTTCAGCCTGCTCATAGATAGGATTTCCCTGCTCATCTTTAGGAATACGCTCGAAAGCGGACACCTGCGGTTGCTCCGGTTGTTCGATTTCAGCAGGATTCTGTTCGATTTCAGGTGCTTCTTGTTCCTCCACGGACTGAACAAGTTGAGCCTGCATATTCGACAGATCCTCCGGAGAAAGGTACGATACGGATTCGATGCTGCCGTCATTCTCGATTGCTATCTCATATTTCCCATCATCCGTAAGTTCCGACTCTACAATTCCATGCTTGACGGAACCAGACCCGACATCATTAAATGAAATCCGGTCGTTAATTTTGAAAGGATTCTCAGGAGTCCGTCCTGTACTGTCTTCCTCATATTGACGAGCATCAACAGCCAACTTCTGTTGCTCATATTGTTGCAGTCTTGCCATATTCGTGGCTTCAGCCATATTTTCAATCTGCTCCTTAGACATTTGAGAAATACGAGGGAGGCCGGTATTGGCATCAATATCTTCATTAAGTATAACATTTATTGTCCCATCTCCATTATCGACAATGCCCTGTTCGTCTGCTGCAATCTGAACCGTGAATGACTGCCCCTGCTCATTCGTCAAATTATATACATCTCCAGGATTAAACTGGAGCACACCATCAATAATGTCTGCTTTCTGCTGTCCAATTTGTCCACGAATCTGCGACTCCGCCGCTTTCTTTTCTGATTCAGGATCTATTTCAGCGTCCACTCCTACAATTTGAGACGGAGAAACGGATTCAATTTTTCCAGTCTTGTCATCACGAATGATTATATAGTCCTCCGAATTATGGATGTCAACCATTGTTCCATCAGGCGTGAGCCTGACTATACCGGAAATAATATGGACAGCTCTGTCATCAACTAGTCTGGCCGGTTGCAGTTTTCCAGTATCACTGTTCGTGCTGGCATCAATGGCTGCATTTACGGATGAGATTCTATTGTCAATATCATCTCTGACTCTGTCAATGACGCCATCGAACGTCGCTTCAGCATTCAAGTAATCCAACGCGACAGACTTCTGTTCTTCCGTAAGTTTCCCCATCTCATTTCCAAGCATCAACGTTTCAATGTCGATGCTTGACATACCCAACGCCTGCTGAAGCCTTGCTTGCTGATATTCAAACATTATTTTCGCATCATGAACTTCCTGCGGTGTCGCTAAGGTATATCCATTTTCATAAGAAGACTCCAAATCCGTCATTTCAGGACTTGATAATTCCCTATGCTTTTCATCTCCTTTTAACGTACCTTCGTAAATCTTGATACTTTTTGCATAATCCAGAATAGCCTTTTCTCTTTCAGGATTCCTTTCCCCGATGATCACCTCCGACAGGACCGATGACATTCCTTCATCGCCGGCCTCTGCAAGCCTGTCCTCTATATCCTGCCATGCCTGATCGCCGAATTTCTTTTTCGCCTCATCTCTCGCCTTCTCCATTTCTTTCCTTGCTCTGTACTTTGGCGTTCGCCATGAAGCCGTACGAATTGTACTGAAGACTCCGCCCATCAACGCCACTCCAAGAAAAGTATCAATATTCTGGTCCAGGTTGAAAACTCCCGTATCGTCCGATGAATCCAACGTGCTATCTCCAACGAGAATGGCATTCTCGATATTGCCTACTACTTCTTCCGCATATTCTCCGATGGTTCCGTGCCACTTCGTGCGCTTCTGGAAATCCGCTATGAGTTTGGCGGCGTCAGTCGCACTGACATCGTCAACGAAATCCACGACATTCTTCAGGCCGAACTTCTCCATGCCCTTCCTGCCGAGCTTGGAGACGATTCCGAGAGCCGGAGCGAAGTATTCGCCCAGCATCTCGGAATGGTTCTCTATTGCAGTTGACGTGAATGCCTTTGCAATCGATTTCCCGAGGCTTTCTGGGTCATGGCCTGCAAATACGGTCTGCCCCTGTCCGTCCATATCAGTCTCGATGTCACCGACATGCCTGTCGATGGCGTCACCGGCCACACGGACAGCGCCGGATGTCCCTGCCATGACAGCGGAACCGGCTATGTCACCCAAGGCGCGTCCTGCAGCCCCTGCAGCCTTTGTCGCGAACTTCTGGGCTGCTCTGGTCGCTCCTTTCTTCGCAAACCTCGACAGCGCATATCTGGCCAGCATGCTCTGTGTGGACTCTCCAAGCGTGGAAGCCGGGTTGACCGCCATCTCCAACATGAACGGCAGGCTCTGTGCCGTCACGGCTCCCGCCTTGTATCCCCTGCCTATGTATGAACCGAAGTAGGCATTCGTGGCGAGTTCCACCGACTTCGCGTCCAGTAGCATCTGCTCGGATTCCGAAAGCGGCTTTCCCTCATCGTACTTCCTGAGGGCCTTAAGCAGTTCGATGCTGTTCTTCGTGTCTGACACTCCCATGTCCCACGTGTTGACGTCAAACAGCTTGTCTCCGAAGCCGCGTGCTACGCCTTTGAAAAAGCCGGGGAATTTGCCTTCCTGGACACTCTTGTCTGCCTCGGCTATAATCTCTTCGGCATTGCTCATCGCCTTCTTTGCAGCCTCCAGTTTGGATATTTCGCTCTGGAGTTCGCTGTTCGCGCCCTGAAGTGTCCTCTGCTGGGCATCGGACATGCCTCCGGACCCGCCTTCAGGATTATGGCCGGACGCGGCAATGGCATGTGCAAGTGTCGACAGGAATCCACCTTTGCGTGCGTCTTCCTGTTCCTTCATATATATGTCACGGGATTTCGTCTGCGCCTCATCCAGTCGTGAGTTGATGTCCCTGCTGAGGTTGGCTACCTGCTGCCTGTTGGCATTCTCCAGATATGACCTCACATCACCAGAAGGAGCCGCGGTCCCATCATCAGACGGTTCCTGGCCTTCAGGTCTCTGCGGAATGGGCACATCAACAGGTTCAGGCTTTTCCACGGTCGCACGGCTGTGGCCGTTCCCCATCTGTACCTCCCAGTTCCTGTTTTCCATGGCCGGCTTCGGCATGACAGGACCTGCACTGCCTGAATTGATTTCCTCTGCACTTGGAGCGGAAGGAGCTGCCGGAGCAGTATATGACCAATTCTTAAACTGCTTCTGAAAATTCACCTTTTCGGAAACGGGAAGTGAATACTCAGCCCCGTCATTATCGTATATATCGACTGTTGCGTTTGGATACCGCTTTTCAAATGCAGATACCTTTTCTTCTGGAATATTATAAATATCTCCGTTTACTCTATATTTTGGCATAATTTACTTCTTCTTATCGGTCTTATAAATAGAGAAATCCATAGTCTCTTTCGAGCCGTTTCCCTTATCTAAATACTGAGAGAAATCTTCTTCAGACACTTGCTGTCCTGCAAGTTCACGAATGTCGTTCTGCAGATCAGGATTACCTTCAAGATTTGCCCCTATGACTTCCAACATTTCGTTCTTTGTCAGAGGCTTATAAACTAGTACCTTGTTGCCATTTTCATCCTCCCTGATATTCCCCTTCTCGTCTCTGGCATATATAGGCACACCGAATTCATTTGTTTTAGCGGTCTTGTAGTATTCTTGTGCCTGCTGTTTAACATCATCAGGAAGCCTGTCCCAGATCTGCTTGACATTCGCGTCATTTACGGCATCAGAATTAACTGATATCTGCCCTTTTCCACGACCAAGGGAAAATGTATACTTCCCTTTCGTTCCGCCGCCGGATCCGCCGTACATAGCTTGCATCTTTTTGTTGAACTGGACTTGTTTCTGAGACCTGTCGGCAGCAGCGCGCTTATTGGCAGCCGCTATCTGGCTTGCCGCAATATTTTCTCTGGAACTACGGTCCGCGTCGTCTTTCTCCTTCCGATACTTTGCATCAGCCGCATCCTTACCACGCTTATACATCTCCGCTTCATTTTTTCTTCCCATTTCAATCCTCCATTGTTCAAGTTGCTGCTGCCACTTGTCTTTGGCGTCCTTATCGGCTTTATCTGCCTTATAAGCCGAAAGGAGAAGATTATTATACTTATCAGCATCCGCCTTGCGTTCCGCATTCAATTTGTCCCAGTATTCCTTGGTCTTCGCCGACATTGAAGTCTTCGGGTCGTACATATCCGGAGCCCCCTTGGATGCAAAATAGACGTTTGCCAAAGCGGAGATGCCATCGCCGATTGCAGAGAATATTTTGGATCTGCGCTCCCTTTTAGCTTCAGCGGCTTTCTCCTCCGGTGTCATTTGGCCTTTTTCTGCAACATGCTTGGCAAAAGCAAATGGACTCATCTCTCGCCCCTGTTCATCATATAGTTTACCGGTATTAGCCTTGTATGTCAGGCCATCTATCGTCTTGTCCGGACGCGCATTGATCAGTTCTTGCTTTTCAATAATTTCCGCTGGTTTCGGAATTGACTTGTCGTATTGAAGTTCCGGTTTACTAATCAGGCGTGGTTTGGTAATCCTGTCAAAGGTTGTCATCACCTTATTGTCCTGAGTTCCCTGGGGTCTTACAGCAGTCGCAGCAGGTGCAGCACTTTCTACAATGCCGGGCTGCGTAGGACTTTGCTCTTGTTGTGGCGGTGCAACAGTCTCAATCTGTTGAATCTTCTTATCTTCTTCTATCATTTCTAAACGAATTAAATTGACGCCATACTGGCGGCTGCGTCAGCCACACCCTTTACGGCGTTGGCTGTAGCTTCCGCTTTTTTCAATGTCATATTGTTCAATTGTGAATTCAAGTCCGCATTTTTCGAAAGATATTGACGTTCTATGCTGTCCTTCCTTTGGTCGGCAGCAGCAGCGATCTTGCTGGTAGCATCCACAAGAGCCTCATTATTTGCAGCCTTTGCCGCTGCAACACTTTCATCTGTTCCGCCCATCACTGCGGCGACACCGGCGGCTTGTTTGTTTCGCTCCCTTATACTGTTTGCCGTCTGTGTGAGTAATGCTTGCGCATCGGCTCGCTGAGTCGCATCTTCATTATAACGTCTGTCGAACCAGTCCTGATTCTCCTGCATCTGTTGTTTGGTGTTTCCGATAACATCCTTGTACGCTTTTGCGTTCTTAATACCACCATAAATACTGGCAGCCGCTTGCATACCTGCGCCTATCATGCTACCTATACCTGGAAGTGCCATAATTATTGATATTTAATAGTTAATACTTAATTAAGTGGTTCAAAAATAAATAAGTATATTTGC